GGTTCTATTGGCGAGAAGTTGGACTATATGCAAAAAATGGGGATAGTGGGGAAGAAAAACTAATTGGCTATTCTAATGCCAAAGGTTTAACTTCATATATTCCAGATAAAAATAACATTATCCCAATGCAACGCTTAGTAATTGCATTAGGGGTGGGGGATAATCCAAACGTAAAAGGTGAAGTAGATTTTAGTAGTGCTATTACTTTAGAACAATTGGAAACAGCAATTGACACACACAATAAAGCAGCAGAAGCACATAAGGAACAATTTAAAACAATTAGTGGAAAGATTACTGCAATAGAGGATTCCAAAGTAGCTAAATCATCTGCTGATTATATTAAAGCACTAGTAACTAATGATAATGGATTAGAAGCTACAAAAGGTAATGGTACAAAAGAGTTATTAAAATTACTAACTAATGTAGATAGTGGTGATAAACAAGGACTAGCACCAACATTAGAATTAGTAAAAACCCTTTTAAGTAGCTTGAATATTAAAAATGCAACTGATGTAGTAAAAGCCTTGGGAGACGAAACATTACAAAGCTTGGGAGTAAGGTATGATTTATCGAATCCAAATGCGTGGTATGTCAGCTTTGGCAAGTTGTTTGGCGGTTTAATTATCCAAGGGGGAAAACAATCAGTTAATTATAGTAATAATACGAGTGCTGGGGCAGAATATAGGTATAAATTGCCTATTTCCTACAAATCAAAATGTATTGCTGCAATAGGATCAACAGAGACGAACTTGGATAACGGTTGGACATACATCAACATAAATTATGCCCCTAATAAATCTAATAATAGTGAACTCACATTTCATTGTTGGACGGATTGGGATTGGAGTTATAAAGGGTTTAGATTATCGATTATTTCGATTGGTTTTTAACAGCATCTAATGTATGCACATTGTATAATGCCTCCTTAGCCTCACTATAAGAGGAATAATAACCTATAATTTTATATGCAACATAGGGGCGTTCATGCGCTCCTTTTAATTTCTCAATTAATTTCATAGTAACCTCCAAGAAAGGACAAGAATATGTACGTATTTGTATTAGACGAAAAAGGTGTTCGCCAAACATCATATGTAGTTGGTGTTCATGCGGATACGCTTGAAGAAACAGAACAATTAGCCAAACAATCCTATCCTACTGCTAATATCGTAACAGGGGATAGTGAAATGCAGGCACAATTCACGAGTGGTAAATATTATGTAAATGGCGAATTTGTAGATGCACCAGTAGTTGAATACATTCCTACAAAGGAAGAAAAAATCAATGCTATTAAAGCGGAATACGATCCGCGTTTCAAAACGCTAGAAGAAGCTCAACGCCGATTGCTACTCATGGGGAAACCTACTAATGCAATTAGCACTCAATATATCAAGTTGAATAATGAAATGGTAGCACGAATTAAGGAGGTGCAATAATATGCCTAAATATATTGGTGACAGTAAAGTTCCTGTAATGGAATTTTGTGAGTACTGTTGGGAAGTACTTAACGAAGATGGCACATGTCCTACAGAAGGATGTGTGCATAATGATTTGCTATCTTTAGATGAAAGTGAAGCACAAACGGAAGGAGATTAAATGTGGACATGGCAATTCGAACTGAATGACATTCTAACCACGTTGACTATTGTCAGTATAGTTGCAGGTATAGGGTATAAGGTTCTCGTTATTCCATTGCTCGAAAAGTTGGATTTGCAACGAATGCAAGACAATTTGATGTTTCAGGAAAAAATGGGCGTGCTCACTGATACGCTAAAGGATTTAAAGGACGAAATTAAATTGTCTCGTGAGCAACGAACCAAAGCATATACCGAGCATGTTAAATTGACATCAAGAGTAGATGGTATCGAAGCTCGTGTTGATGATATTAAGGAGGAACTACATGAACATACCACCAAATCTCATCAGTACAGTTAAAAAGTCATATCAATCTGTAAGGGTGGCTAATTTCCACCCTACAGGGGTTCTTGCAACAAGGGTACTAGTACTAACAATGCTAGTACCTATTTTGTTGGTGGTAGTTGAGTACATTATGGTATTCATTCAAGGATACGTTTCTGATGATATGAATAAATTGATTAATGTGGGAATTAACATTATAGATCATATCTTCATTCCATCAGTATTAACCGCATTAGTTGGTTTTCTTGCATTATGGATAGATAAGGACGGAAATGGTATTCCAGATAAATTGGAAGAACAGCCTAAATTACCACCATTACCAAACATGACAGAAAGGAGTGATAGAAATGAAAAGAGGATTTGATACTTCAGCATGGCAAGAGAACGAAAATGGAACACCCTACTATGATGATTCACACATGCAGCAAGCAAAAGAAGAAGGCAATGAATTCGTAATCATTAAATTAGGTGAAAACTATAACGTTGATGAATTCTTTGAGCAACACATCACCGCAGCATTAAATGCAGGACTTGAAGTTGGTGTATATTATTTTAGCCATGCATACGATGAGGCCACGGCAGTACAAGAGGCGGAATGGGTAATTAACACACTCAATAGTTATGGATATACCGATTACCATTTGCAAGCTGGTATTTGGTATGACTACGAGGAACATCGCCAATTACGCAATATGATTAATGCTGGAGCATTAACAAGCCAAGAAATGACGAATTGCATTAGTCGGTTTGTAAACACATTATGGAGTGCTGGATTTCAAAATGTAGGTGTATATAGTGGTTATTCCTTATTGTGGGATGAAACATATGCATATAGTCAAATGCCAAGTGTTCCTGTATGGTGTGCACAATATGATCCACAGTGTGATTATCCGAATATCAGAATATGGCAATATAGTGATTGTGGAATGGTAGCTGGCAAAGAAGTCGATGTCAACTACATGTATGACTAGGGGGAAGTATGAATGACAAAATCAAAAACTTTATTCACGCTCATTACATCTCTGTTCCTATTTGTCTTGTCCTTTGTATCATTGCCTGTGTATGGTTCTACACCGACAGAACCAGTAACATTGACACCACAGGAATACGCAACGCTGAAAACGAACTTCGACACGCTAGAGAGTACAATCAACAATCAATTGACTACAATCAACGAGTTAGAGATGCAGTTGAAAATAGCCAAACTCTCAACGAACGAACAGAGGAGCGAATTAATACAAGCATTGAACTTAATACAAGAACAGAAAACGCAATTGACAGAAGCACGGAACTTACTACAAAAGCAAGAACAGATGCTGAACGAACAAAAATTATCATTGGCCAAAGCCGAGATATACTTAGAGCAGCAGAAGAACGAAATCAAAAAAGCGAAAGCACAACAACGAAACAGTAAATTATTAAATATCCTATTAGGTGGTACTGTAATTTATTTAGTCGCTAAAGATTGAGGTGATCCGTACATCTCCATAGCGTGTAATGGTGGATACACGCAACTGTAAATAAAAGAGCCTACTAACCTAGAATAAATCTATGTTAGTAGGCTCTATTTTTTGTTTGCGGGATTAATAAAAAACTATTGCATATAACACGGAAACGTGTTATAATGTAGACATAGGGAAGGAGGTGAAGCCGTTGAAGAAGTTAAGGAAGATAATAAAAAAGTGGCTACCGATAATAACCGCGTTTATCCAACTTGCAATCGCGATAATACAGTTATTAAATCAGTAACCACAGGGGCTCGAAAGAGCCCCAATCTTCCTAACTATTATAACAATGGCGAGCATATGATTTCAAGACTAACTTTAATAATTAGCATTGTTGCCTTTGTTTTATCCGTCTATAATCTATTAGTAATATTAGGAGTACTGTAATGAAACTAGATGATTTAATGACTACGCAAGAGGCTGGTGAAAGATGGTATGTACCAGCTGATTCTATTAAGCAATGCTGCTTAAAGCGATATGCAAATAAACAATTTACCGATAATGAAGCTAGAAAATCGGGTAAAAATTGGCTTGTAACCCGTCAAGGAATGGAACGATTATATGGAAAAGAAGAATAT